GTTCATCCTTTATAATAGTACTATAGACACAAAGGAAATTTATGGGATTCACTAAAGTACTCGCAAAGCACTCAAACAAAACTGTAAGGTTAGACACCTACCAGAGATTACTTTTAACAGCAATCGATTCATATGGTAACGGAAGTTGGAAAAATAACGTATCACTTCATCACTTATATGACCAGAGAGGAGCATTTTCAAATATTCTCATCGGTGGTAAGGTAGTAGGTAAAGTTGTTTACGATGTTCCACAGGATGACATATCCGCAGATGACTATAGAGCAATCCATATTGATAAGACCAAATTCTCTAAAGTATCCTATATTGCATTTGTTAAAGATGCAGATTATGATATGCAGACTATCAAATACAGAAATCTTTTATCAAAATTCTACTTAGTTATCCTTATGGATAATAAGCAGATCAAATATTAAAAGTCAATCGATCTTGTGACACTTTAATTAGTGTCACATTCTGTATTGAATACAGGTGTCAATCCTTTATAATAGTACTATAAGCAACACAGGAGAAAATCCAAATGAGAAAAATTGAAATGAGAATGAACAATGCACTTCGCAATCAGCAAAATTTCACATCAGGTAACACAGCGATTTTTACAACTGGTAACGAGTCTAGAGTTTACTTACATAGCAATTTAATCGCTACTATCTACAGGGATGGCAATGTTGTTGAGGTTACTTTATTCGATGGCGGTTGGCAATCCAATACAACTAAATCTAGACTTAATGCAATATGTAATGAGTTTCTAGTTGGTGCTAGAGTATTTCAAAAGAACTTTAACTGGTTCCTACAGCAATCTAGAGGTATCGTAAGAGATTTTGATAGCGGTATGTCAGTTATGACCACTTGGTAATTGACAGGGTATAAAACTACCTATATAATATTAGAGGTATTAATTACCTCTATTTTTTATGGTCAATTTATGGATGAGTCTATTCTATCGGATAATTTAACTGAATCAGTTACTAACACCTCGGTCTATGGGTTGTTTATGACACCTATAGGAAAATACACTAATAACAAACATAATGAACACAAAGCGATTTTAGTGGACTTTTTGGATCAAATCGATCCTAAAACTTGCATCCCATCCCCTAGAACCTCTATATGCTTTAATATAACCCAATTAGGGGATAATGCCATATTAGAGAATGAAGCACTTGCTACCATTAAGGAGACCATACAAAAAGCAGTATTTGAGGTTAATTCTCAATCATATTGCTATGAGTGGGAAAACTTCCAGGAGATTCAATTTGCGGATAGCATTATTGAAGTTGCTGGTAATGAATCGATGTATGCACCCCACGAACAGAGCAACGTTTTATACTCAGGATGCTATTTTGTTAACTACATCCCAGAAAAACATAGTCCTCTAAAATTCAATCGTAGCATATCATCGCCACATTATCCCATTATGCAAGGAAAACAAACTAAAGTAACACCATTTAATAATCTTACTCAGGACATACCAGTAGGAGAAGGAGACATTTTAGTTTATCCTAGTAACATATCACGAGGTTTTGAACTAAACAGTACACCGAACCGAATGACCATAACATTTAATTGTTTTTGAAGTCGCCCGCCTATTTGTTAAAAGACTATGAACCCATTTAAAAAGATTAACGAAAATACTTATCAGGATGATGAAGGAGTATTGTATAAACCTATCCCAAACTATGAAGATTATTATGTTTCTAACCTTGGGGACATATATTCAACTAAATGGGGGAAATGGAAAAAATTAAAAATCCATCTAAATGAAAACGGATACAGGAGGGTCACATTAAGACAACAAAATAAAACAGTTGTTAGACGTGCTGCTAGACTTACCGCACTTGCATTTATTTTCACGGATAACCCAGATCTCAATGTTATTCACATCGATAAGAATAAACTAAACGATGTTTCAACTAATCTTAAATGGGAATGAAATAAGACCAATAAGAGAGAAATGGGAGTGAATCGGAAATATACAAATAAATATACTTAAGTATTTTGTATAACGTGTAAACAATCAGAAATATGCAGAGGTATAGCAGTCTTAGCACTTTAACACAGAACAGAGACCTTTGCAACTATATCCGAGGATTCCCACATATCTCAGGGGCATATTTGACATTTATTTCTTTATACATTATAATAGTAATACTGAGGTCTAAGTAACAACAATTACCCACTAACTTATGCCTACTAATTATCAACAACTCTCGGAGGATTACACAGACAAAAGTATTACCCTGACTGAAAAGATGCGTTCTTACTATACACTAATAGAAGAGCAATCCTTACCCCCTAATGAACAAATAGAGTTGCTACAGTTCTTGTTAGATACTGAGCAGATTAACCTTACTAAGTATAAACAATTAGCAGACTATTATGTCCTGGAAGGTTTACTTTATGAAGTAGGATTAGCGGACAGTTAGTAACATTTAGCGACATATAATTTTTGTTTTTAGTGTAACCTACAAAAGTATAGGACGACATATATTATCGAAAACGACTTTTAAGGTACCCCATATAGAAAAAAAAGGTCCCAGAAAAAAATGACAAAAAAGGTTCGATTACAAAAAGAAGCGGAATACTCTGATTTCCTTGGGAAAGAGTGGTCGCAGACACGTGGAGGAGGATGCTTCACCCTACTATATGAGTTCGGTATTGCTAAAGGAATTCATACCTGTAAAGAAGATTACTCATTTACCGCAAAAGAGTTTCTAAAGGACTTATGGGAGGATGAAGGATGGTCTGTGATAAAAACATCCACTATGGGCGAAGTGTTCGATATAGACGATTTACAGATTTACGACCTCTTACTGATGAAATTTGATAAACGTATGAATCACTGTGCTGCATATATTGGAGATGGTTACATATTACATCATAGGGCATTTGACATATCACGTATAGAAGCTGTAGAATCCTATATATCCAAGACACTATATGTTATCAGAAAGAATGCGTAGAAACATCGCCACCATCTTAGAAGATGAAGAAACTGGCGAGATATATGTCAAGATTCCAGACTGGTTAATCTCAGAAGCAGACCTTATGGAAGGCGATGAGATTGAATTTGGTCTAGATGGGGATACTATCACAATAGACAGAGCAAAATGAAATTAACCCTATCAGAGCAAAAACTGTGCTATGATGCAGTTATGAGTTATCGTGACAACAATGGAAATAGTAAAGAGATCGAACGTGTACTTGGGTACTTCCAAGGAGCAGTAGACTTCTATGCCAGAACCACAGAAGAATACACCTCAGACATATAATATCACCCTTACAGAGGAAGAGAGGCAACTTATATGCAACTCTGCTCAGTGGTGTCTTATATACAAGGCAGAGGTGTGTGGAGGTGCTCCACTACTTAAAGTACAGAAGATATGGAAAAGTATACAAGAGAAGTTAGATGCTGATGGTTTTATAGAGTAGGTATTAAACCCTATATAACCGTGTGCCCCGAACGTCGTCCCGACTCAATGGAATTATTGAAATTTACCCCTAAAGTAGAAATACACGATAACTTTATGAAGGAGCAGGAGTTCTGTGACCTACGTGAGTATATGTTATCTGGGGATATTCCTTGGTATGTCTCGACTAAAGTGTTTCACGTGGCAAGTATTGTATATGATGAACTAAAGGAGAATGAATTAGATAACTGGCAACTAAGTAATACGTTATATGAGAATGGTGTACCTACGAGTAGTGCATACGATGCTGTATTACCTTTATTGAATACTATTAAACCTCGTGCTATAATAAGAGTTAAAGCAAACCTAAACTTTCGTACGAAGGAACTGGTAAGGTATGAACTGCATACTGATGTCGGTAACTATGGAGAAAATGAATTTGCTGGTGCTACTACTGGTATATTCTATCTAAATGATAATGATGGTTATACTTTCTTTGGTACTGGTGAAGAGGTGGAATCGAAGGCGAACCGTTTAGTTACCTTTCCTGTCAATACACCTCATAGTGGTACCTCTTGTACGAATGTGCAAAACCGAGTTGTTCTAAATCTAAATTATTTCTAATGGATCTAAATTACGACAATATACCTGAGTTTAAGACTAAGGAGGAAGAAGACGAGTGGCAGAAGTTAATTATTGCTGAGAGTATTAAGAATCTAGCGACTCAAGTAAGGAATCACGAGAACCTACTAGCACGTGGTGCCAATATGTACCAGTATAAGATACCTGGTGAATCCCACTATAGTAATCTGGTAGAAGTCTTTGACGCTTTGTTTTACAGACTAAATAAACTTGAAGAGATAGTTAAGAATAGTGCCAGCGTACCTGATTGAGTCTGGTCGTAGTTATGAGAATCCTGTAGACTCACACGACTTCAACAGAACATATACATCAGATGATCATCCCTCTTTCGGGAATATCACTGACCCTAATATGACGAATAACGCATATCAGATCAGGGTGGATGGTTCTGGACCTGGCTCATTGGCATTTGGTAAGGATGAAGTTTATTATATTGGAACACAACAGGAAACGTGTGTAGCAAACTGCGATTCAGAGAGAAGAGAAGTATATAGATTTTATTCTGGGAGAAGACTAGATCACGTGTACTACTATGATCAAGAATTACCTGATAACCTTCCCCTTAACCCAAGAAGATATAATAGAGAACCTCGTAGTGGTAGACAGGTGTTCTACCTACAAAGAGAAAACCTAACCAACACAACTGCTGTATATGTTCACTATGATTCTTCAAATTTTAATTCTTATTTGTCTTCTTCTGCTAGTGGTTCTGTAGCACTATTAGGATATATCTGGTCAAATACTACAGACCCTGTTAATCACTCAAATGGGAGTGTTTTGAATGCGGGTGAGAGTATGATTCCTCTCTATCACTATAGATGTACTGGTGATCCAAGAGGTACAGATGATTTTTATACTACAGATCCTGCTAATGAATCTAATTTGCAAATAGGGGTGGCGGGAGTGCCCGACTCGACAAATCCTCTAGAGCAACAATATCAATATATTGGAATCTACGGATACGTATTTGGATCGAAAGCACCTAGAAGAAAAAAGCAAGTTGTAGAAACTGGTAAACCTACTAACACTGGAGAGGTAGATAGATCTGGTTGGTATGCCTTTGATACTACAGGTCCTTGGTCAAAAAAGAGTTATGAATCAGAAACAGCGAACACAGCAGCAATAAATGGGTGGGGTAATCCCGATAATGTCGATATATTAACCGATCAAGCTAATTTTGAGTGGTTTTATGGTAAAAATGGTGCTGTAAAGGCAAGTTTACCTAAGTTTTTAGGTTTTCACGACGCTTTTGAGGGTCAATTCGTCTATTATCTCTATGATACGTCATTTCCGTTCTCAGGACCGATATATGGCATCAATTTATTGACTACAGATGCTCCTTGTGCCCCAAATAACTCAAATAACTGGGAAGAGACTGTAACTTACCATAGTTATTACTATGAAATGCGTCAAGATGCTTGGAAAACCAAGAAAACACGTCTTCACGTAGATGCACCACCTGGATCAGGTATGTCAGAGTCATTTTGGACTGTAGGTACAGATGACTTTATGGTATTCTTCAGATATACCTCTAACACTGGGTTCTTTGCAATAGGAGAAGTCATAAATGGATGGAAATGTCAAAGTGTAAGGTACTTTGGTGATGAATTGAAGTGTGGTTACATCAGATTACAACCACAAAACGGTGTAAACGGTAATGCGTTCACATATCAGAGTACATATACCTCTAATAATGGTGGAGTAGCAGAAATATTGGCAGGATTTGGTATTGAAGATAAAGCAGCGTTCTTTGGTGTCTATGAATTTCCTAAAAAAGTAGCATATGTGAAGGTAGAAGTTGATAATGGAGCACTTATACCAGGTAGAAACCTAGATGTTGCTGTCTTAGAGGCAACTGTTAACGCTAAAGGAGAGATTGGTTCTATAGAAATTATCAATTCTGGTAAAGATTACGTAGATCCTATCATAAACATATCAATTCCAGAGATAATGCGTCAAGAAGGTTTCCTAAATACAGGTAGTTTAACTAACGAGACCTTTGCTGATAACTATACCACAGATAATCAAATCAATAATCAATCAGAAGAAGGATTACCAGGTGCAGGACAAGCAACTCACAAAGCGTTTAAAGCAGCTGAGGAGGAAAGATTTGAAAGTGATGCTGGATATTCTGGCACAATCAGACAAGCAAGAGCAAGTTTAGTATTAGATGCTCTAGGAAGTGTATCAGCAGTAACAATTATTGATCCAGGTGCAGGATATAGACCAGGTGAGAAACCACAAATAGATGTTGTACAACGTAAATTACAAAAAGATGAGGTAGTTTTATTTGGTGGAGATGAAAGTATTAATGAAGTAGCAAGAAAATCAGAAGAATCTTCTGATAATACTACTATTGATAATACAGATGTCTCAGATGTGATGTCAGAAGCTAGTGAATCGCTTGCAAGTGCTATATCAGGTTACGATACTCCCGATGATGATGAAGGATATTATGGTTATATTACAATGAATGATATAAATGCTGAAGAAAAAACTAAATTTTGTGGTGATCAACTACCAATAGCTTGTTTTGAACCCGAAGTTGGTGAAGATTGGATGAATTTAGGTACATATCTCAATCCATCTGAGTTTGGAGGTGATATTAAACGTTATGGAGACCCTAGATGGGAGCAAAATGATGATTTTCTATCAAGAACTACACAAAGCAGTGGAGATAATAGTGCAGAACTAGAAAATAGATTCAATAATGGGATGTATGGGATACTTGGTGGTGACTGTGTAGAGGTTATGCAAGCTAATATGTACCAAACTCGTAGATTTTTTGATATACCTTGTCCTTATGTTGCATATGATCAGAAAGGTGCACTAAAAACATATGGTTATTTGCCACACAAATACTGTGCGAGTCAGCAAGAGAGTGCTGTAGTCACTGTTTCAATGATTATAGAAGGTGATGTATCACAAAAAGGTGAAGTAATCAACCAAAAATTCATTGATTGGTTAGAGTCATTACCAAAACCATCACTCACAAGACCAAGACCAGCTGGTCCTAATGATAGATCACACTCTTGTACACGTGGATCTAATGTAAAAGGACGTTGTTTTTCTTCTGGTAGTGGTGGATATAACTTTGTACCTGATGCGGGAGATGAAAATACCTTTGATTTTTATGGAACAGAGCTACAAAAACTTGATACTTGGTTAGGATCTGGTAACTATTCAGCATATGGGTCAAGTTCTGTTACAGTTTCAGGTCAAAACAATAACTACAGTTATAATACAATACAGATGTCGAGTTGTTCTAATGGCAAATTCCCGAATCCTTGCTGGCACAATTTCGTTACTGATGGTGTACTGGATGTTTATTCTGGTTATGACAATAATGGTACTGGAATAGCATCAGATGACATCTGTTCTGGTAATCTATTCACTACTTCGTGGTCAAGAGGAGCATCAGGTTGTTCTGCTTTAAAAAGCATTATTCACTCCACAGTAGCGTTTGATACAGGAAAGACATCTGAGTTTGATTCATACATAGAGTTAGGACCAATTACTGGAAAGATGCACTGGGTTAATAACCTAAGTGGATCTGCTAAACTTTTGGATGATTCATTGAACCGATATGGGAATCCTTATTTTGAAGAATGCGACTTAACTGATGATGTCAATGGTTACTAATTTATTTTTATCTTGTCCTCCAGTATACCACTTACCTGGTACTTGGACAGAATGCCCTCATACTATTATACCTCACGGAGAGTATGCAGGACTACCTCCAGCAGCAGCAATGGCAGTTCTTGTCTTGATGTTTCTTGTTATACTTACCATATGGGGTTTAGTTACCGCATTTGGTGAACCAGCAAAAAAATTAAAAGATCCGTGGGACGATCACGACGACTAAATGGGATTTAAGGTACTACCAGTAGCGAATCATAACGGACTTCCTGACTCAGGACACGGTTGGCCGATTCCTAGTACCATTCATAGTACACAAGCGTGTAACTCACCACCTATATTATTATCAATCAAGGTAAAAAATAAAACTTGTTTATGGCCACCCACTCCTTTGGTGCCTTTAAGTGCGTTGAATCCTGCTAGAGCATTGGTACAGGTAAATAGGTTGCCTATTATGATTATGGGTGATACGTTCACACCCCATATGTCACCCACGACAAATATAATTAATTATTTGTGTCCGTGTGGAAAAGCAACGTGTATTATACCTACACCGATAGTTTGTAGTTTGTTGACTGTAGAAGACCAAGGAGGTATTGGTCATCCACGTATATTATTCGCAACAACTAAAACTGTATTAGCTTTTAAACTTCCAATAGGAAGAGTAACTGATAAACTTGGTGCTCCTGCTGGATATGGTGGATACCCTTGCAGTAGTAGAGTAACATATGGATCACCCACTGTAATGGCAGGGTAACATTTTTGCGTCTAAATATAACTACAGGGAGTATATTTTATGTTAACAGCTGATTGTTCAGAAGAGTTTCTCAGGAAAAATGTTCTGATAACCGACCCTAGGTATGATAAATACCTAAAGAAAAGGTCTAAAAAGGAAGACTCTAAAAAGTAATGGCATATCGTTTTAAAGCAGAAAGAAATTTATCACGTCAATTTCGTGATTTCAGTATGTCTATGAAGGCAAATCCTAATACTGAAGATTTCTCTGTAGTTAAAAACGAAAACTCCATTAAACAATCAATGAAAAACCTTGTTATGACAGGGTTTGGAGAGAGACCCTTTCAACCAGAAAAAGGATCTAGATTACGTCAAATGTTATTTGAAAACTTTGACATTTTTATGCTAGAAGAACTTAAAGAAGAAATTGTCAATACACTTGGCAGACTTGAACCACGTATTACCGTATCTCAGGTAAATGTCAATATTGATGATGATAATAATTTAGAAGTTGAAGTTGAGTATGTAATTATTGGTGAGAGAATAACTCAGACTGTAGATTTCCTATTGGAACGTACTTAAAATGGCAGCAATTCCGTCAAATTTAACATCATTAGACTTTACAGAGATACGTGAGTCTATAAGATCGTACCTGCGTACAAGAGATGAGTTTACAGACTACGATTTTGATGGCTCAGCTGCATCATACTTACTTGATGTTTTATCATATAACACATACTATGCGTCTTTCAATGCTAATATGGCAATGAATGAGGCGTTTTTAGAGTCAGCAACAATAAGAGACAACGTAGTTAAGATAGCAAAACAGTTAAATTATACACCAAGATCAATAAAAGCACCAAAAGCGTGTATCGCATTTAGTGTTCAAACTGGTACTATTGGTTCTGGAACAACATATCCTTCATCTGTAACGTTAAAAAAAGGTGATGTATTCATTTCTACTACTAATGGTGCAGGATATACCTTTACATTACCATCTGATTTGGTTGCAACTGTAGATCAGTCTACTGGTGTTGCTACTTTTAGCAAAGTTGTGATATACCAAGGTAACTTAATTACGTATCAATACATTGTTGATGACGTTAAGAAGAGAAGTTATCTAATTCCTGCTGATCAAGTTGACACTGATCTATTAAAAGTATCAATTTCACCCAATACACAGTCAGAAGAGATTGACACATACAACCTTGTACAGAACATTGTGGATGTTGATGGTACAACTCGTGGATTTTTCCTTGAAGAAGGAGATGATATGCGTTATAGTGTTGTATTTGGTGATGGTGTTATCTGTCGTCAACTAATATCTGGTGAGGTTATTAAACTAGAGTATGTTAAAACTGAAGGTACTGCTGCTAATGGTTGTAAGAAATTTACATTTATAGGTAAAGTTCAAGACTCTGAGCAGAGATATGTACCAGCAGCGAACATCTCCTTAGTGACTGTAGACGGTGCTCAAGATGGTGAGGACATAGAAACTACCTTGAGTATTAAATTTAATGCTCCAAGGGCATTTAACAGTCAAAATAGAGCAGTTACAGAGTCAGACTACGAATACATTACTAAAAAAGTCTATCCTGCTGCTAGATCAGTTACCGTATATGGTGGAGAAAGATTACAACCACCTGTTTATGGTAAAGTATACATATCAATCCGAACACAAAGTGGAGCATTACTTAACACAACAACGAAAAAAAGAATCAAGACTGATTTACTTAAATATTCCATTGCAGCAATCGAGCCTGTTATTGTCGATCCCATTACACTCTACATTAGACCTAAAACTTGGGCGTTCTTTGATGGCAATAAAACTGCATTATCTAATAATGAAGTTGCGTCTAGAGTTTTGGGGGCTATCGATCAATACAATAGTCAAGCGGAATCAACAAGATTTAACGGACGTATTGACCAATCTGCGTATCAATCGATGATAGATTCCTCTGATCCTTCGATCAGTGGTAACGTGACACATATGTCACTTGGTATGAATATTGAAGGATTCGCATTTGGATCAACATTTTCCAAGTGTGTAAACTTTAATAATGAAATCGCTAATCCTAATGACTTGTCTGGTAGTACATCAGGATCTACAAGTACAAGTAATGGTTCTTGTACTCCTAGATATTCTACAGTGAAGACTGGTACATTCTATGCTACTGGTTACACTGAAGCGTTATTAGCAATAGCGGGTGGTGTCAATGCAACTTCCATTGCATCGTCATCTTTGATACAAAATGATACATCTGCACTACTTCCAGTAAATATTCGTGACGATGGTTACGGAAAATTAATTATGGTGACTAAAGTTGATGAAACTGAGGTTACATTGAAGAAGGATGTCGGAACTGTCGATTATAAGAACGGACAGGTATGTGTAGGACCTGTTGACGTTCATAGTACACCTGACGGTACTACTAGAATACCAGTTAGTATCATTCCTTCCTCTGGAAATATTAACATTGGAACTGGTTTGGATCCAACCATTTTCAATCCTACAGTACAAACTATCGATTACACTATAGACGGAACAAACGTTCCTACTTTTGACCCATTCGACTTTACAGCAATTAACTTCGATGGAACTCCGATAAATATTATTGATTATCCAACTACAGTATACGAACTCCCAGAGTTTAACTCTTGCTTCTAGGTCATAAAGTAGATGAAGGCAGTAACCGTCTCACATAGAATTCAGGATCAGATTCCTGAGTTTATAAAAGATGATAACACACAGTTTGTTGCTTTTTTAGAGCAATACTATAAATCTCAAGAAAAATCAGGTAAACCCTATGATATTCTTGGGAATATTTTGCGTTATGCTGATATTGGATCTGGAGAATTTGATCCAAACTTCCTTTCATCAAAATCTGCTGTTTTAGAGGCAGTTGATCCTACTCAGAAGAATATTATAGCAGAAAATGTCAATTATTTCTTAGAAAAAGACGGAACTATTCAAATTGACAATGAAGTCATATATTATGCGAGTGTAACTCACTCACCAGACATTATTTTTACGCCAGGTGTTAATAAACAGGAATTTGATAGAAAGATACAAGAATTTGAACCTATAGCAAACCAATTTGATGGAGTAAAGACAGAATTTGAATTAAAGTTACTTGGAGATCCAGTATCACCTTCAAGTGCACAACATTTGCTTGTAATCGTCAATAACGAGTTCAAATTCCCTAATATAGACTATTTTGTAGAAGGAGATAAACTACGTCTTGTAACGCCTCCTCTTACCCCTACAGGAGAGCTTACAGGTGCTATCAATACTGTTAGATACCTAATTGGTTATACAAGTATACCAGTTAAGACACTGGATACAATTACTGTAGCAAAAAATGGTAAAGAGTTCCATCTTTTTGAAGCTGGCAATAGTTATTCACCTTTATCTACTGTTTCTACTATAGTAGTTGTCAATAAAGTTGAAAAAAGACCATTTGAAGAATATACAATATTTGAAGACAAGTTAATATTCAAAACAGAGGTTGCAGAAGGAACTGAGATAGTTATACGTTCTATAGAATTGATTGCACCTCAATTTGGTTCTGGTGCATCTGCTATATCACAAATTAGTGGAGATGAAGTAAATGCAGTCATTGTAAAAGATGGTGGTAGTGGATATAGGTTAGGTTTTTCTCCTAGAGTCAGTATTGCATCAACTTTAGGAACTGGATCTAATGCAACTGCGGAAGCACTTGTAAATGGTATCAAAGAGACTCAATTACTATTTTCGGGACAAGGTTACTCTGCAAATAACCCTCCTACAGTTGTTGTAGACCCTCCTGCTGATACAGAAGGTACAACTGCTCAGATTAGAGCAATAGTTGACGATACTCTCGAAGGTGTATCACAACTTATAGTTGACAGTTCAGGAAGTGGATATGATCGAATTCCATCAATCAAATTTATCAATCCAGGTGGTGCACAAGTAAGTTCTCCATTATTAAACGATACAAGCATCAAAGCAGATTCATTTACTGTTATCGCTAAAGGTTCAGGATATACATCACCTCCATTAATTTACTTAGATCCTCCTACTGGTGAGAACGCTATTGTTGCTAATGTAGTCGCTACAATCGACTCTGACGGTATGGTAAACGGTGTTACTGTAGTATCAGGTGGTCAAGGTTATATGACTGTTCCAAGGGCACGTGTCATAGATCCTGTGGGTGCACAAATACTTGATGTTAGTGTAACTGGTGGAAGAGTAACAAATATTGAGTTATTAACTGGTGGTAAAGGATATACTGATGCTCCTTCTGTTTATATCGTTGATAATAGAAAGGATATTGCAAACGAACCTATAGGTGGTACAGGAGCAACTGCTGTTGCAACCATATTCAACGGTGAAATTACTGATATCAATATAACAAGTTTTGGAACTGGATATTCAGATACAGAACCTCCTCAAGTTTTTATTGCTGCTCCTCCTGCTCCAGAAGCATCTTGTGACGTTGGTTTTGGGGAAATTACAGGTTTTACTATTCATAGTAAAGGAAGTGGATATCAACCATCTGCTTTTGTTAATTGTAAGCGTGGTGTTTCTGCTGTAACCAGTTATGACCAAAAAGGAAATCAAGTATATTCTAAAGAGTCAGATACTGTACAGTCTTCACATAATGTATCTGCTGCAATTAAAAACTTAGATACCTTATTTGCTAAAGAATTATACAATCGTTATGTAAATCAATATCTACCAAACGCTGAGATTGATTATGAAACAGTCAATGCTCCGCAAATAATCAAAACTATTAGTGATTTTTACGCATCTAAAGGTACGAAGATATCAACTCAGTATCTTTTCAAGATGCTATACTCAGAAAATGTTGATGTTTCATATCCAAAAGATGAAGTTATCAAACCATCTGCGGCTACTTGGAACGTAGATACCGTACTTCGTGCTGACTTAATTAGTGGTTCTGCTGAAGATCTACAGGATTCACAACTTATGCAGTATATTGACCCTGTTGATTCATCAGTTCAAGCAGCGTCAGCATTGATTGAAAACGTAATTGCCATCAACACTGGTGTGGGTACAGTATATGAATTAGCAATATCTGAAGAGACTTTACTAGGAACGTTCACAATTCCGTATAAAACTACGCTTGTTGAACCATTATCTACAACAGAATCGATTATTACAGTGGATTCTACGATTGGTTGGCCAGAAAGAAACGGTACAATCCGCATCAATGATTCTGAAGTAGTGCAATATAAGGAAAAAACACTCAACCAGTTTATAGAATGTACACGTTCTAAGAACGGAGTGGTAGAAGATTGGGATGCTGGTACTACAATTTTCTCAGATATCTTTGTATATGTTAATCAGGGTGCGTCAAATGAGATTAAATTACGTGTTTTAGGTATTGCAGATGCAAAATCTACAGTATTGAATGACACTGGTTCATATTACTTACCAGGTGACAAACTAAATGTTGCATCTCTAGGATCTACATCTATAGACCAAAGAGTTACTTCTTGGTTGTATAACGTTAAGAAACTCATTAGCGTTACTGGAATTGTACCAGGTGGACTTAATAATCAGACTGCTACTGTTACTTGTTCAAATAATCACGGTCTTCTTGTTGGTGACTCGGTAACAATCTACGGTGCAAACCCAACTGTATACAATGGTACATTTACCGTCACATCACGTATCAGTCAAACTATATTTGAATATAACATCCCAGCTCCATCTGATGCTTCTCCTCAAGGTAATATTTTATTATCTGTTGACCTGAACAAAGGAAAATCTACAGAAGAAGGTATAAGTGTTGCTATCAAAGACTTTACAACAAACGTACAAAATACATTCTTTAATACACAGTATTCTTATATTGCATCATCTGGTATACCAAACTATGAGGTAGGTCCGTTTGTTGGATCAGCATTATTACCAGGTAATCAACGTAAACTTGTACGTATACCACGTATCATAGAAACTGTATCAAAACGTGATGAAACATCATTCGGTCCGATTGGTTGTTGGGTAAATGGTGTATCTGTGTGGTCATATAAGTCAGAAACTAAAATTAAGTTTGGTGGTATAACATCAATCGCTATTGGTTCTGCTGGTGAAGGATATGACGCTGCAAATCCTCCTATTATTGAGATTAGTGGTGGTGGCGGT